TTTCCCTACACGACGCTCTTCCGATCTAGTCCGTTCCATTCCCCGTGAATATGAATTCATCTGCAAGGTGTTCTATCCGGAAGATTTTCCGTGATGACATTCCCGGAAAACACAATGCGGAGTATTCTTGAAAGTGCATATTAGGTATTTGTCTACATCCGGCTGTGCGTGAGTACAGTCGGATGCAGTTTTTTCTTCTGCCCCTTCCCCCCTCCCCCCAACCCGTCATAATAACGATTCGGACAAACGTGCATGGAAGTGGCAGCAGACATGAGAATTCCCGGAGGGGGTATATTATTCTTTTTTTATTCTTCTTTTTAAAATTGGACTACCTTAAAAAACAGAGAAAAAATCGTGCATTCGTACGGATGTGCGGAATTAAGCATATATCAATCTGATATACAAATATTTATAAGCGTACAAATTCCGCACGAATCGTGCACGAATAGCGCACGAATTGTACTTTTCTTCAAAAAACGGCAAAAAGTACGCAAACGAAAGAATTAGTACGGTTTTGTACGCTTTTTGTACGATTATAACAACTTAATATTCAATAATATACAGAACAAACCATGTACAAAAGTACTGTCGCACGATTTTTACGCTATATTCGTGCAAGGGCTTGGCTATATTACCGGTATTTTGTATATTTGTGTAAAAATCAATGTTTTAAATGACGAAAAAAGACCGATTTGTGTGTTGGCTCCCTTGCAAGCCTTATGTCAAGCAATTCCTGCTGTACAATTTCAATACCCCGGACGACACTTGGACTGAAATAGTCAATCTGTCCCCGGACAAGGAGCTGCAGAACGACTTCCTTTCCAGGCTTGCAAAACCCGGACGATACGAGAACAGATACCGGAACCTGGCACGATATACCGCCAACGTGGCGGTGGAGATACGCCGTGATGACTTCTACCGATACGGATGGGCGATGTCGAATACCGAAGTGGTGGCGTTCGGCAGCAAGGTGGAAAGACGGATCAAGCAGATGCTTTTCCTCTATCTCGACACCCATGTCAGTATCGGAATCCCACTCTCAACCGCCATCCGCAACTTTCAAAACAGCTTCGGCTTTGATGACGACACCTGGTCTTATGAGACTATCCGCAGGGAGTATAATCGGCATGGATATAGGAAAACGGTGGAGAATACCACGATTTTAGACTTTATTAATCGTATAATTTTGGGGAAGTTGTCCGAATTCGGGACAATTTCCCAGCAGGGAAAAATGGCTTATGAAAGCAATGCATTATGATTTTGAAAACGTCGGAGGATTGTTGCAGGTGATTGCCGTGCCTCCGGCCTCGTTCGTGCAAATCCGTAAGGACTATGCCTCCGGTCTGAACTATCTGGAACTCCGCAACCGGGAGGATATTGTTTCCATACCGGTATATGCCAATGACACCTATTCCTATAATGAAGACAAGGAGGTGAATGACGCGGGGGACTGCTGGAACGTTTCCATTGAAGGGGTGATTCCGAAACTTTCCCCGGAAAACCATCAGCTGATGGAGATGCTGGAGCGTGGCTTGTGGTATGTACTGGCAGTGGACGGCAACGGGGCGGTCCATTGGTGCGGGCAGGAGGACGCACTCATGCTGTTCGCCACAAACAAGACAAGCGGCCGTTCCGTGTCGGAACGGAACGGCACCTCATTCACGTTCACCTGCATCCAGGATGAACCGACCGTCTATATTGAAAACATGGAGGAAATATAACCGTACGGCTTCCTTTGCTGACACGCAACACTCTCTCAGTCAAACATTTACCTTTCAGCCAACGGTACCCAATGTCCTTGGGTACCGTTTTTTTTGCGTTTTTCTTTGCGCAAAAATAAGTTTTATGAACGAGACAGTTATCACATTATTCGGAGCGATTGACCGTTACTGGTACAACAAAAACTATCTGAAATACTTCCTTGACAAGGCCAAAGGCCAGCCCGTACGCTTGAAAGTTTCCAGTTATGGCGGTGATGTGGCCGAAGCGGTCGCCATGTCCGCCTTGATGGCCGAGCACGGCAATGTGACGGTGGAGTTCATCAGCTTCAACGCTTCGGCGGCCACCATATTGGCGTTCGGCGCCAAGTCCATCGAGATGCACGAGGACGGCATGTGGCTGGCGCATAAATGCAGCCTGGGAGTGGACATCTGGGGCCAGCTCAATGCGGACCAGTTGGAGGACACCATCAAGGAACTGCAGAACAAGAAGAAGAGCGCGGAAGCCATTGACCTGATGATTGCACAGAAGTACATCAACCGTAGCGGCAAAAGCCTGAAGGAGATTATCACCCTGATGGAAGAGGAACGCTGGATGCCTGCCGCCGAAGCCAAGGAATGGGGATTCATAGACAGGATCATTCCCGGTACCCATAAAAAGCCGCAGGTGACCAATGAAATGACCGACTGCTTCACCGCGCTTGGTCTACCGTTGCCGGCTATCGATTCGGAGGGGAAGCCGGAACCGGAAGGCCGTGACAAAAACTTGGTCTCCCAGATTATCGACGGTATCAAAGGGCTGTTCCCTACCGGCAACAAGACTGACATTTCTAATTCTTCAAATACAGTTATGCGTAAAGAATTTACTTTCATCAACCAGATCCTCAACAGCGAAGGCATTGAGGAAAAAGACGGCAAGATGTTGCTTACCGTAGAGAATCTGCAGGCCATCAATGACGCCGTCAAGGCCGCCAACGAAGCGAAAGCCAAAGCGGAGAATGACCTGGCTGTCGCCAACACTGCCAAGGAGACCGCCGAAAACAGTCTGACGGCAGTCGTGAATGACCTTGACAGCCTGAGTGACAGCATCAAGAATGCCGCCGACAACAAGGCCAAGGTACAAGTTATCCGTGATATTGTCGCCAAGATACCCGGAACGGGTACCGACAGCCACCGGGAAGCGAACGAAGACAACAAGTTTGCGGACATCGCCACAGACCCGATCAACAGTTTTGAGAACGAGTAACACTAAACTATTCTATTATGGATTTTAAAGCACCTATTGACATTACCGCCGTTCTGACCGCGGTAAAAAAGCACAAGGACATCCTGAAGGCGGTCGACAAGCTCGACGCCTCGGAGGTGTTGAGACATTTCACTCCGGTACCGGGCATAACCGACTCCCTTGAACTGGGCAAGGTGGAGGGCGGAAGCATCTCCGGCAAGTACACCGGCAAGTTCACTGCCGGAAAGTATCTGGGCAAGATTGTTCCCCGACGTCTGGTTGTGCGTCCCGTTGTAATGGAGATGTCCGACGAGCCTGAGCGCTACCGACGCACCTACATCGCCGAGGTTCCCGGTACACTCCGCAAGGAACACCCGTTCGAGCTGTGGCTGATCAACCACGGGCACGAACTGGCATCCAATGACCTGCTGTTTGCCATTTTCACGGCAAAATACAGTGCGGATGAAGAAAAGACAGACATTCAGGACTCTTTCGACGGTATCGGTACCATCATCACCGAAGGCGAGGCTGTCGGGGACATCTCCAGTTCCGAGGGCAACGTTTATGCGACCGGTGAACTGTCCCGTGCCGATATCGGAGAGAAGCTGCTGGAAATGTGGCGCCACATGCCGCGTACCTTCAAGCGCAAGAAGAACATCAAGATGTTCATTTCCGACGATCTGGGAGACATGTACGATGACTGGCGCAAGGACGAAGGCACCATTGTCATCGGACTCAAGGAGGACACTTCCGACACGCAGCACCTGCTTGGTTCCAACAACCGTTGCGAGCTGGTGCGCGTTCCGAACCTTCCCGACGGCAGCCAGTTCGTCATGCTGACCACCAAGGAGAACGTATGCTACGGCTTTGACAAGGAGAGCGACTTCAAGTCCATCAAGCCGTTCATGTCCGGCAACCCCTATACCTTCGACGCTGCGGGCAAGTATGTGATCGGCTTCCAGTTCGTGTCTGTGCACAAGTCCGAGTTCTGCGTCAACGATCGTCCGGTGGACCCGGAAGGAACCAATCCGTTCGGATACATTGAAGTGACCATTACGCCGGATGAAGCGGTCAACAACGGAGGCAAATGGCGCATCCAGGGCGAGGAAGCCTGGCGTGAGTCCGGTACATATGTGGCAGTTCCCGGTGGAAAGGAATATACCGTCGAGTTCCTGGAAGCTGCCGGATACACCACTCCTGCCGTGCAGAAGAAGACGCCCGCTGCAGGCAAAGTGGAGAAGGTGACGGGCACCTATGTTGTTAAATCCGAATAAACCCTACGACTATGGCAGAAGTAGACCCTAAATTATGTATTGCCCTTGATGACATCAACGAGGCAATGGACTGCGAGAACCAGGACAACATGGGCGGTATCATACCGTCCGTCATCTTCGGTTATCATGCGGATGTGGCCACATGGCCGGACTACCCGAAAAAGACGGAATCCCCTCTTTCTCTTGAAGAAGCCGGTACATTGGTTGGCGACCTGGTCATGAAGGAAAACTGTCGTGCATACAAGATGGATTTCACCGACGAGCTGGCCGAGTTCAAGATTACCGACCAGGGAGAAAGCGGCGGGGAATCGTTCCTGATGGACCTGAATATCATTTCGGCCAAAATGCGGAAGAAGATATTCGGTTTTGAGAATGCGACCAAAGGGCGCAAGATGTTCTTTATCGTGACCGACAACAACGGCACGAACTACCTGATGGGTGACAAGCGGCGCGGCGCGCTCCGTGCGTCGGGTGACGGCGCCACTACCGGAGCAAGCTCCACTGCCCGCAACCAGAACACCCTCCACTACACCTTTACCGCACCGCGCAAATGTGTGTATGAGGGAGACACGGAGGACATCCTGACTGTAAAAGCCGCATCAGAAGATCCATAAGACTTTTTTGTTCATGATTGGTTGTTCATGTCCGTCTCTCGCTCTCACGCAGGGGCGGACATTTTGTTTTGTCCTATTCCGGCAACAAAAATCGCAATAGCTTTGCGTATCATCAAAAAACAACGTACATACAATGTCAAAGATTACACAGAACTACATCGAGGCGCGCAGGGACGGCATCAAGTGGCTGAACTCGCAGAAACGTGATTACAGCACCGGTGTGAATATCCTGACCCGTTCTGGATATAAGGGGTTTGTCGCCGCACGTCTGGCACGCCAGGGCGAAAAGCCGCATACCCGCGAGAAGCTGGAATACGAGATCCGGCAGATGATCAAGGTGTGGTACCATCCGGATGATCCGCGCTTTGAGGATGTGGACCTGGCAGATGATGCAATGCCGGGCAATGACGGGCGTTCCGAGACGGTTCCCGAAGAGACGGCTGCCGCCATTGTCGCCGTTGCGGAGAGGGAATTGGCGCGTGAGGCGGACGAACAGCCCGCCTATCCTCCGGTGATGGCCAAAATCATCTATGATTTCCGGGAATGCTACAACGAACGTTCACTCCAGCACCGGATGCTTGCCGGACTGGGTGAGACAAACACGCAGGCTGTATGCACGCAGCGCAAGGATATTGTCGCCCGTATAGCCTTTCTCTCCAACCGCATGACACTGCTGGCTGCCATCAAAAGGCAGTTCGAGCAGGACAGGGAACTGCCGACTGAAGAACAGCTGGACGAACTCTACAAAAAAACGGATACCCCCGAAGAAAATCCGGAAAAGGAAGAGGACGAGACCGACATCAGTTCCCTATCCGTGGAAGAACTGAAGAAAGCGAAATCCAATGCCAAGAGCAAGATTACCAAGGCAAGGAACATGCTGCTGTACTCTTCGGAAAGCAAGCCCAAGGACGGCAAGGAGAATCCCCTTCCCGACTGCCCCAAACGCGTGAAATACGAGAAGAAGGTGGCTGTCCAGGAAGCACTGGTGGAAAGGATAGAATATCGTTTGGCTGAACTGCAATAGGTTAGGTTATGCTGGTCTGTTGCAGCGAGATTGAGAATAAGATGATGCCGGTGGATGATGCAGTAAGTCCTATGCAGGGAGACCGATACCCGACAGGCTACATCCACCGAACGGATGCGGCAGCCTCCGGCCACGACCTGGCTGCGGAGAAGCTGCTGCATCCGGACGCCATGGGGGTGCTGGTACCCGGCAGGGACAAGCATTTCTACTCTTCAGGGGCGTTCAACCTGATACAGTTGATTTTCTATATTCTTAAACAGACAGGGCCGGCACACCTGCTGCTTACCACCTATTCCATCTCCATGGACAGCATTGCGGCGATCCACCGGAAAGTGGAAACGGGCGAGCTGTTGTCAGTGCGGTTCCTGATAGACAACCGGGTACGCAGCATATCACCCAAACCGTTCGATTATCTGGTGACCACGTTCCCGGACTGCTACCGTTGCCTCGCGCTTCATGCGAAGGTGGCGCTGCTGTATAACGAGGACTGGAAGATTACCGTAGTGGGCAGCCAGAACGCCACGCACAACCCGAAGCTGGAACGTGGAATCATCCATACCGGCAGAGATATTTTTGATTTTGACTTTAAAATGCTGAATGATGAATTTGACTCAGGAACAACGTGAGGAGATAGAGAAGATGGCCTATCGTTTGATCCCTCCGGGGCTGATAGAGATCGGAAGAGCACACGTCTGAACTCCAGTC